GTCCACTGCCCTAGCCTATTATTCCTCTATAATTTATCATATATAAGTGTTCTTGTAGAAAGTGAAACCACGACTACTCAATGACCTGAGTCTGATCTTTTCGCAATGAGATTCATTGAGTGCAGCGGAATATCATCATGGCTCATTTTTCTTGATAAGTGCATGTGACCAATCTCACGGTATCTGTAAGGACAGTAAGAGATAGTTATTTGGGGTGTGTGATGTGTGTCTAGTCCATCTCGATTGGCATAGCCGCGTCTAGCGCTTCATCCTCGTATCTGGATTCCAGAATAGGGTCAGGCGAGGCAACACCCTCGGCTGCGGTCATCACAGCTGCCTCATACATGGTGTCTATCATGATGTCTCGGTAGTGTCTAGTGACTTCGCGGTATGTGGAGGGTCCAGAGGTACCGGGGTTCTTAAACCATGCCATCCTGAGATCAGAACCAATACTGTGGGATGCACGAGGTACCCTGGGGTTCTCGTGAGGAACTGGTCTCTCCCCCGGGAACGAGCTGTAGAGTAGCGAGTACTTTCCCAAAAACTCTACCATTGTATCGAAAGTGTCACCACTGATACCAGAGGGAATGGTGAAGTCACCATTGTTCGTCTCGCGGCATTGGAATCCAATAACCAAGATGGTCTGAATAGACAAGACATCATCGGGAATGAATTGAGTGCCGGTCTCTCTGAGCTTGAATGTCTCCACAATGGCTGGGAGGCATCGGATCTCAGTGTCGATTCTGCCGAGACTCAGAATCCACCGGTTCTTCCGAGCCGTCGTGATAAAGCCAGACAAGCAGGTATCGATGTACGAGGCTGTCTCGGTGTCACTCTTTACCGTGTTCGTGATGATATCAGCGAATGGCCATGTGATAGACTGTATGTAATCATAGAGCGACTGGTCCTCCATTGTGAGTATAATAAGGTCGACTTGGCTGACGGTACTGAACAAACTTTCAATGTAATATACACACTAGATCTCTCTTTATGGGCTCTCTTTTTTCTTAATAGATAGAACATATGGATGCAGTAGTGACTCAGGATCTCATCTAGCGGTTTACTCCAGAGATCGAACGGACAAATCCATCGAAGTTAAGCACTACGGATACAATAGTCTTAATCGAGTACAGATCAGATACTGGGAATACGAAGTTGTCCTGATCCACTCGTTTACTCAAGTTGTACACGATATTAGGGATGAGTCTTATCTCATTTTGAAGTTGAATAATACCGAGGACCCAATCATGTTCTTCCACTATCTTAATGAAACCGGAGAGAGTACAGTCCACACGCATTGCAACGAAGGTATCGACTCGATAATCGTTCAGTATAATGTCTGGAAAATGCCATCCCTGTTTCTTCACATCCTCAAGAACAAATCGAGCTTGATCTCTTAGTGCCATTGTCTCATTAGCCGATTAGTAATCTGTATAAGGCTCATTTTTTCTTAATAGGAGAGAGTCATATGATTGATGTAAGTGTGAAGAGCAATGATGTTTCAATACTCTAGATCCAGGATGCTCATTGAATCTTCTTCATACTCTTCGATCATCTCCGGATTGATCTCGAATGAGAAGAACACTGATCGCACGTCTGAAGCATAACAAGGATGTATCCTGTAGATCCCTTCATAGATTTCGAGAAACTCATCAGCGCCTTTGATCGCTCTCTCGGGCACATCTAAATATTCTATCATCATATCTGTGACAACCCTCATACAGTTGAGTCCCACGAGAATAATCGTAGGAATGATCGCTTGAACTGAGTCTTCCTCATCACAGCTCTTGAACCTCTCGCGAGTATCCATGTTAGACAAGACGGAAAGAGCATCTGGGATCTCAGTTGAGATCTGAGCGATTGATATAACCCATTCGTTATGACGGGCAATTGTCACAAACGCAAGAAGAGATTTCTCGAGAACATGGTAGTATGTGCCATCAGGGGTACTCACAATTTCCTCGACACGTTCTTCACTAAATTCAATGCTCCTGATCTTCTCCCATAGTTCAAGTTCATCGAGGGGTTGATGGTCGGACATCGTTTCTTAGGCTCATTTTTCTTAATAAGACCATAAAACAAAGAGAATAAGGGAAAATCAACAGATCTTCGAGACTTCAGAGGCCAAGTGATAACAGAACTTCCAGTCTATATCGATCGATAGAGTCTCGGATCCAATCTTCAGGATCTCTCTCCCTGAGTAGAGCCAGCGGATCAAGGTAGACATTCTCTCTTCCTCTGGCAGACACGCAAAGTGAGCTGATGCTAGTGCTCTGAGCATAGTAGTCCACTGTCCATAACTGTATCGTGAGTCGTAGTCTCCCTTTGTCCTCAAGATCAAGCTTTGCACCAGCTCATACATCTTGTTAAGACTCATACTCGCATTCGGAGTAACGACATGAAGGAGTGCTGCTGATCGTGCTGCTGCCACCTCGTATTCATCTGGATCATCCTTAAAGGGAAGAGACATAGGTCGGACATTGAGGGTGCCAGAGGGATGAATTGTCATCAGAAGCTCTGATCTCCATGCAGTTATCACAAATATCACCGGATAGATCGACCCAGCAGATTCGATTGTGTGACTTGTAAAAGTGATACCCGAGGCAGAGAGATCTGTGCAAATTGCTTTATGTTCTGATGTCGAGAGGTACAGTCGAAGAATGATGACCCCAGCTTTCTTAACCCGCAATGCTGGGGCCAGGATCTCGAGCCCAAAACGATTCTTCGCATCTTGGACATCAATAAGCAGGGTCATGTCCCCTGAATCGTAGGACAATACAGCATCTCTTACTGATGGATCATTCCAGTCTCCAGTAGAAGTATATGTCTCTTTCATCTGTGTGTAGTTCTCATTGTACTCCGAGCCCATAACTAGAGGAGGCTTGTAATGACGGAATCGGTGAGCCTTCATAGGAGTTGTGGACCTGAGATCTATACCCCATACATGATTACAGCCGTTGTCGATTGCCACCCGAGCTGCTGCCCCCATGCCACTACCGATAACTATCAAAGCTCTCCGTGACAGAAGGTGGGCGAACAATGACCAAGTGAAGATTGCTGTTCCGCTGAAGTAACCCACACGTCCGAGATTCCGGTAGTATGTCTCTCGAAGAATCTCATCACCAGTCGAGCTGGACTTGTCTAGATGCCTAGCACCGACGATGGTTTCGGGGGCTGTGTCTGGTATCCAGATATCATGCTGGAGATCCTTAAGTCCTGTGACTCTCGTACTGCGTGACGGACGTAGCATAGGTATATCCGGCTTACCCCAAGCATCAACATTTCGGGTAGATTTAAGCATATCCGGAATCGTACTCTTGTAACCCATGACACGCTTCGATCCGATTTCGCGTATGATATCTGACTCATGCTGATTGTTAACAGACAGAATCTTGGCGATATTCGTGGCTGCTCTAACGATCAGTGAGACTTTGTCTCTCTCCTCGTGCTTAGCGCGCAGAGCCGGTAATAGCAGTGTGCCTAGAGCCCGATTGATGTCGTCTCGGGTCATGACTCCTGTCCTGATGAAGACATATAGATCACAGAGCAAGCATTGCGTCAATGTCTCGGAGAGTACCCTGCTGTTGTCCGATGTGAAGATCGCAACACGCCGGTGATTGTAGTACCGATCTGTTCCCTTTACAGCATCTACGACTCTGTTGAGGATAAAACCACAGTACCGGTCATGGCTAGCCATTATGCCTCCTGCATAAGAAGGTGCATCATATAACTCGTGTGCACGGACCATAGGATCGGAATTCAACATCGGATGTCCTATCAGAGGTGTCACAGATCTTGCGAGAGGATCGACGAGCTTAGATGCATAGGTAAACACCTCCCATCTCTTCAGCTTATGAAGGTCTGTCATCATTGCATTCGATATTGCCTCGTCAACAACGACATCTCTGATGGCTAGGGCAATCAAATACAAGCCGTTCGACCACACCTCTGCGATATCCATGGTCTGAGTCTGGAACAGCTGATTGGTTCCATCTGCAACTTGTCGACCCATGCTTTTCTCTCTAAGAACATTCCTGAAGAACCCCTCTAACACCATCCTCCTTAAATCGAGAGAGGGCTCGAAAGTGTCGCTGATAGGAAGTGCAGGATGATGTATGGCTCCCGAGACATGCTCAAGTTTGAGGTTTGGTATGAAAACGAGCGAGTTACCGGGATAGCGAAGAACAGGAAGACTGATCTTATCCGGACCTTTGATTGCAACACTTGGGAGAGGGTCAAGCCGTGTATTCTCTGTTACAAGTGTAACGGCCAAGAACTTGTCAGGGGATTCCAGGTACTTCATTCCTAAGGTCCACATGGTGAACAAGATCGTCTCTTGGAACATAATGGGGTAGTCGAATATGCCGCCAGAGAGATAGCCTGTGTTGTCAGTTGATATCACACAATGAGTAGCAAAGTTAGGAGAACCCATGTTGAATGCATCTTGATGACCCGCCCGAGCCGCATATCGATGGCTTAGTGTTCCTCCGGATACTCCTGGGAGAAGATGGGATACTGATGATAGCTGTGTGTTAGTTCGAGACCATCCGACAGCGTCGAGTATTTTGAGAAACATCTCATCATGTCCGGTTTGGCTGGCGATCAGCTGCAGTTTGCGCATCGCTCGTGATGCTGAGTCTGTATTAGCAATCTTGAATCCGTGTTCGCTTCTCTTCTCTCTTGTCTTGCTACCGACATACGGATCGTAAGGTCCGCGAGTTGCTAGGGGGTCTGTGTCAGCGACTAGAACGGCATTCACACCCTCTTTATCCATGCCTGAGTTGCCGAATTCGAGAGAGAAATCTAGCGGCTGATAGGTTGTTAACCCCACTATAGGGTTCTCTTGTCCTGGGAACCAGCGTGCCCTACACAGATTTGTCAGATCATATATGGATGACATGGGAGCAAAGTTTGACGGTAATTTAAGAAACCGGTGAAACATATACTCCAGACCGAGGGACTCCAAGTAGAGAACCTTGTCGACTATAGGAACTCCGAAAGCTCTGACAACCTGTTGCAATGTTCTCGTAGCCGTAAACATCTTCCCGACTGCATCAGTAACTCCGGCTACGGAGCAATCGAGAATGTCTCTGCATATCAGAGGATTCATGGGTCTGCATTGTGATAAAACATCCAAGTATGCTGTCATGAAAGCTGAGGTCTCGGCACTCATAAGCTCTTGTATATCCCGGGTCTTCACTTGAGGTCTCAGAGCAGCTAGTGTTTCCGCGGCCACCCCGTCGGTTGATGTTACCGGCTTCTTCACGGGGATGCTGAAGGGGTCCCCAAAGAGTGATCGGAGAGATGGATCTGGATTGTAAATGTCATCTGAGTACATCTGGGCCAGCATCCTATTGTAGAGCCTGTTGCCCGAATTGTGTCCAAGTAGGTGCATAGCTGAGAGTGATTTTCCAAGAGGGTCTGATCCCCCCTTGTAGGTGAACCCTATGAATGGAACTGTAGGGAAACCGCCGGCCTCTGATGGCAGGGTCAGAGTAAACTTAACGAAATCCATGTGACGCTCACCGAGCCTGAATTTGTAGCCTTTGAGTAGCTTGCCAAAAGGTCCTCGTCCCGCCATGACTCTCAGAAGATACATAGATCCGTATAGGCATGCAAGGTAATGACTCAGTAGAGGTTGCGTACTTTTCTCGGCGCCAGCAACAGAAGTCGAAAAGATAGCTCCGAGATTGGTTCGAACAGAGGGGAAGATCTGAGATGAGTGTGGGAATAACCGAGAGTGAAATTTGAGAGTGGTCGGATAGTATACTCCTTCTACATAGACATCCTTAGAATATGTGATGACTTCTGTCCCTTCAAGGCACTCCTCCGGTTTGACCTCTTGATTGACTTTCCGACATTCCTCAGTGACTCGAGTCACTACCAATTCTCTAAGTTCTGTCAAGACTTCCTTGTCTGTTCTATGTGCTTGACGTGCAGTTACAATGGAGAGAATTTGATTGTCAGCTTGTCCGATCAGCGTATACCCTAGTGGGAGATCATTCAGGGCCAGTGATATCATCATGTAAGTAGCAATGGTCCAGAGTTTCTGACATATACCTTCGAATCCTCCCTGGTGATTTCTCCATAGACGTTTTGTTTCCGGCGGATAGTCGAGATTGATGCCGTCAGGTGGTAGGTCTGCAACTCTGACGATGATTAGACAACTTGAGAAGAAAGTATGACAGTAGTCGAATATGCCTACTACTCCGAACATGTCATTCAGGGTTCGTCCGATACCATCAATGGTGGCAGCTCTCCACCGTAGATTCCACCTAGTCAGGTCGATCTCAATGAACATTCTCAAGGCGTCTGTGTTATTGAGAGGACGAGTCAGTTCTAGAAACTTCTTGTTTATCGCTACTTTGCTCATGGTCATCGTCTGCTGAGGTAAGTATGGAAATATCTTGTCGGCTATGTTTGACTCAGTTAATGCAAAAAAGATCCGCATCTCGAGTACGAGCATACTGAACATACGCGGAGCTATCTTGAACTCACGCTCCTTCGGATAGAGAGAGACAATCAGCCAATCCATAGGTATCTCTCTCCGAGCAACGAGGGTCACTATGTCCCGTACTTTGAGTTCCTCGCGTTCTATCAACTCTAACAACAGACGCCTGTGTGATTTCTGAGGTATGTCATTATCCCAGAATGCTGCAATGTTTGAGCGATACAGAGAGATTGATTTGTCATCGAGAAACTCCAGGTAGTTCGGAGCGTAGTCGAACTCGACGATCTTTCCGAAGTCACACCATGTCCAATCTTCCAATGGATACGAGTTCCGTCTTAAACCTCGGAATTGACGCTTGTACTTCTTGTACAGCATGGTCTTCTTTCCTCGATTCTGGAATATCAATGTAGGCCAAGAACCATGCTTCTTGATGTAATTGATGAGCATGCATCGTTTGAACTCGTTGTTGATCCGCTCTGCATCATTGTAGAGAGTCCCATCAGGGGTACGGGCCTCTTCTGCTGCAGATAGCCCGCCTGCATCAGAATCGATGAGTGGATGTCCGGAGATCTTCAAGAGGCCATAGACTTCGACGACATGGGCTATCTTCGTGCATGCTCGTAGAGTCAGATCGAAATCATCAGCGAGAAAATCCCTCTGCACATGCCAATCACGCTCCTTTTGTCTGACTTTCTCGAGCATGCGAGGGTATGGACCATCTTCAGTGAATATCTTGTCTGTCATCTCTGAAAGGTAAGCCTTTGCGAGTGCTTCCGTATGTTTGAGAATCTCAAATCCCTTATTGTCCCACTTTCGCAGACACTTCTCGTGCCAGAGGTATGTTTGCTGTACAGTCTCCAACAGCTCAATTTCCCCTGGATAGAAAACCTCAGCAGCAATGAATGCTTGTGCTCTTGAGTACATGAGGTCTTTTAGCATGAGAACCTGATCGTATGTAAGGGAAAAGGATCCGACACCGCGACACTTAAGAAACCATATGTCCTTGGTTGCAATAACTTCTGTGTGATCGGACAAAGTTATCTTTATTACATTGTCCCCGCGATCACAGGCTTGTCTCGAGAACTCTTCTACGAGGCTATCAAAGTAACTCCATCTTCCGAGCCAATACAGGACGAGAGGGCTTGAGATACGAGGGCTCTGAGGAAGGGTAATATCAGACCGAGACTTGAAACCCTTACGAATGTCACTGTAGATTTCTCCTGCAATGTCGAGACTCTCTGTCCATTCTGTGGACAGAGTAGATGGCCAGTCAGCATGGTAGGCATTCGGGTAGTCCTGAGGATCCAACTGAGGATATTTTTGCCAAGTCACACCTAACGCACGAACCTCCTCGAGCATCCGATCAAAGTGCGATTTCTTGTGACCTTCGGCCGGGGGTATGGACAGTGCAGCTTTCCATTTGAGACGTCCGTGCATGAGTATCGGAGAGTTGAGGTACGTATCCGGAAAGTAACGCTTCTGAACACGTCCATAATCGTCCAAAGGATCTGCTTCATCGTCGACTTCCGCTGGCCGTTGATAAAAACCAGTTGCATCCATATCGTTGGTGAAGAGTATTGTACACAGAACAGATTGATAATCATTGATAGGCTCGGGCAGATCACAATCC